AATACGTACTAGCTTCCTTTAACGCTACAAGTCCCTTAGTACCCGTTAACCCGAACTCTAAGACAGCTACTAAATCCTGGTTATCGCCACTGTCAATCTTAAGCACGTTCGATACTCTATCCCAACCGTTAAATAAATCTATCATCTCAGGTCCTACAGCAGAGTACCATAAATAGTCCCTGTTAGTACCGTTACCCCACACGAACACACGACCTTGATGGTAAATACCAGCCTTTGAGTCAGGGGGATCGGTCTGTGCGCCACCGCTCGTCGTTAGGGTTGTCCAGTTGTACGCCCGTGTTGCCATGTTAGGGCTTACTATCCACAGGTAATCACCTGCGGTGAACATCTCCATATCACCAGAACCCGTAAGATCCGTGAATACATCAGCCGTATACGTGGTCCCGTCCCATACATCTAAGTCATGGGGAGTCGAATCGTTAATAATAGCTAACCGTTTAGTCGCGTCACCCAACTTGTAATAATGAGCAAGAGCTACTACCGAAGATGCTGTGGTGTTCCCAGATATTGAGAGTGTACCACTACGTTTTGTAGCTTTACCCGTCTTACGGATAACAGCGTTCTTAAGAACAGTTGATTGATTATCAGCAATCACAGATTCTCTATCAAACTCATTAACACCCTTTGATATATCTCGCGAAGATAACGTCTGTTCATTAGCTGCATAAACAGGGCTAACCGCAAGACTAATAAGAGTCAGTAAGAGGATAATCTTCAGGAACAACTTTTCTGCTTTCATTGGCTAACTCCATCTTCGAGTTTATCGAGTATGATTTACGTTCACGTCTGATTGCCATTGCTAATTCGTTTTGGTACTTCTTCTCAATACTTAGTTGGTTAGTAACATCTCTACGTTCCCACCCTAACAAAGCAAGAGCGTTCAATAAAACTAAATCAGCAGGGACTCTCATAACATCGTAATCCCGTACAGGTTTAAACACTAATGCAAGATAATCACCTGACATAGTTAATATTTCTTGTGGGTTTGTATCAACAACGAGCCGTCTATATTGCGCCGTTAGATGTTCAGATGGGATAATCGTTAATGTCGTTCCACTTGTAGCACCTTTAACGGTTACTATTCCATTAGTAGCCTCTGACTTTGATACGTAAGCTACGCTTGTGAATGTCTTTGTTCCTGATACTGCCGTTGTCCCATTAAGTACTATTTCTTCATAATCGTCGTATCCACTAACCTCACCACGCACGAGAACTGTCTGAGTATCACTAGCATTAGCCGACTCAACTGTTACGAGTTCAGCCGTGCTTATTTGGTTACGGACACCTTGAAATTGTTCTACGCAGTAAAACCCGAAGTCCTGTGCTTTACGGTCTGTCCTATCGGGGAACCGTGAATGAAAATCACCTGGGGTAAGCTCTGTTAATAATCCGTATTTAGTCTTCAAGAAAAAGAACTTATCAAAATCATACGGTAGAGCATACTCTTTAGTGTTTGTCGTTGTATCCTGGCTGTACTGTTTAGTTGTGTTATGCCATGGATACGCCCTAGCTACCTGAGGTATAGACACGAACTCAATCAGAGGTTCAATGATATTATCCTCGAATGTGCCGCCCCACGTCTGTACCAACGCCTGTAATATACTTTTAAGTTGTGAGTACTGCATTTCTATCATGTCTATGCTCCTTAATTATAGCTTTAAGTCTTGTTAAATAATTCTTCGCTATTTTCTCTGTATTAAAATTGCTCTTTACTATGTCGTAGCAAGCATTACCTGAAACCCTACGCATCTTCTCATTAGTAATGAGATACTCCATATTCTCAATCCACTTCTCCTCAGACCACGCCATGCGTGCTGGTGTGTCCTTATATGGTTCAACTGGAGACGCTATCAAGGGTGTCTTTAACGCACTGAACTCTAGGAACTTCAAGTTCGACTTAGCCCTGTTATGTAACCTATCCCTCAGTGGAGCAAGCCCTATGTCTATGTGCAAGTTCTTTAAGAACTGTGGGTAATCTTCTATCTCAACCCAGTCCCTGAAATCATATGTTATAATCTGTTTGTTGTTCCTGAAATAAAACGGGACTTCATTACCAATAGCTAACACGAACCGAACGTGTTTATATTTATTAAGGATGTATTTTATCGGTTTCTCGATCAACTCTAAATCTTCAAAGTGATTTCCACCGCCGACCCAGCCGATATTGATTATACCCTGTTCACTCTTCTTACGTTTCTTTTCTTTTAGGTTATCCCATAAATCAAAGTCTATACCGTTTGGTATGACCGTTACATTATTGCAATGCTTCGAGAAACATTTCTTTAAGTAATCAGTTGACGTGAATATCCCGTCAGCGAACTGTACTAAATCATCTGACCATAACTCTGATTGTGAGCCAGGTGATAGAGTTTGGAAATTAGGGTGCTGTGATGATAAGCTATACGGATCATCATCAAACTCGGCGTAAATAGGAATCCCGTACTTTTCCTTGATTGCATATAAAAGAGCAATACCTTTTTGTGAGTGCACCGCTTGTGTGACTATAATATCAGCCTTTGATGCCATGTAATCAATCTCATCAAAAACTTCTCTAACGTCCATTTGGAGTTCCCAGCTATTATAATTCTCAGGAACGTCCTCTAATGTATACACAGCAACAGTCGTCTCGGAGTCTCGTCTCATGTACTTAACGAACTGGTTGATACGATAGTAGAGAATTGATTTACCTAACGTCGGCATAAACAATATCTTGTTGAGAGTCTCTAAATCTATCTTGTTTTCTTTTTCGCCGCGAACCCTATCCATTGAGCTTTCCTTTCCTGGTCGTTAGTCCAAGGTATGTTTTCGAATTCAGCGTCTTTAAATTCGACACGTAATAAATCTTCGAGTTCTTCCTGCTTGAATTTTGTATGATGCCACCTATGTTTCTTGATTGACTTCTTCGTAGAGTTCTGTCCGGTAGGATGTGGTACTGACCCTACAATAGTCCCACCGTCTACTAATACCCGTGCTGCCTCAGAGAGAGCTAATTGTGGATTATATAAATGCTCAAGAACCTCTGTTATAACCACACAATCAAATCTCTTATCCTCATAAGGTAACTCTTCTGCTACTCCCTCAACAGCGTTAAAACCCTTCTGCTTTGCCCTCTTTACCATCTCGGATGATATCTCGACACCCTCGCAATGGCACTTATTATGTTCGTTGATTGCTAAGAGAAGACCACCGCTATTGCAGCCAACCTCAAGAATATGAGAATCCTTCGGTACTTTATCTAACAAAAAAAGAACTCTGTTCCTGTGTAGGGAATATTTATTGTTTGTATCGTACTTACATTCAATGTAAGTATCAATATCGTAATCCTTGTGTGCGTTATGTGACTCTTCCTGCGACCTGAACTTTGGCATTACGTCTTCTCCTGAAGTTAATTATTTCTGTTATAAATTTCGGTACATTCATCTAAGAGTTCTATTGTCTCCCCTACGAACGGCTTTCTGTGGTATCTATCTTGATCGAATAAATTCTGGATGTCTCGACCAGTGAACTCTAGTAAATCATCCGTGTTTATACTATTGTAATTAACAAATAAACCAGCTATTTCTTGTGCCTTTCCCATTACGTATTTCCACGCTAATAACACATCATAAACGCCAGTCCTATACTGAAATATCTCGCGAGGATCACGGTAGATGTGTATTACCTTATGCTCCGGTAAATACTTCTTAAGAACGTCATACGTGTGTATTGTCAATGGACTCTTGAATCCAAAATCACTTCCGCTATATCGTCTAATAGCTTTATCAACGTCTTCTTGTAACCAACCATATTCCATTAACGCGATAGGCTTTGAAATATGTATCATCCTCTGGTGGTTAGAGCAAAGAATCTTCGCATTTATCTCACGGAATGATTGCTCTTCGTTAAAGTCACATGGCTGTGTCCACATCTGTATACCAGCAGTATGCAACATCTTTGCTAGTAACGTTGACCCTGACTTGCCCTGCGTTGTAACCACGTACATCATCTCGAGAACTCCATTCCGAACTCTTTATAATGTTTCTTACGTAACTTCTCACATCCGTGCTTATCACGTTGCGTTGATCCTCGACGCTTTAGCATCGTAGCGCGGTTGATGCCATTGAATTTATACCCGTCTTTTAATAGTCTTAGGAAGAACTTTTCAAAGCAATCAGTTTCTAAACTTTCCTCTGGGTATGGGTGCTTAAGAGCAACCTCTGTTTTGTAACACGCCGTAGGATGTATTATAGGTACTTTCCTGAACTTACCGACATCTTTAAAGAAGTTCTCTGTATCTCCTACTCTGTTAGACCTAGTAATCTCACCGCCTTTAACCGAGTCTACTGCTGTGTAAAACACATCAACGTCAGGATTAGCTTTTATTGCGTCGAGTAGGATACGTACCCTAAAGTGATAATACATATCACTATCACATACCGCAACGTAAGGAGTTCTTGCGTATTGATTCCCTTTGTTCCGTGAATGAGCAGCACCACAATGGTGACTATTCCTTAAGATTGTTGCTACGTCCCAGTACTTTTCAATGAGCAATTTGTATGTCCCGTCTGACGAGTGATCGTCAATGATTATTATAGGACATCGTACTTTCTGCCTAAGAAGACTATCTACAGTTTCTTCGACATACTTAACTTCATTTCTTACAGGTAGCACGAAAGACAGCTTCGTGGACTTTTGCATAATTATCCCAACTATACCTTCCCGCTATCAGGCGTTTATCTAAGATAAGTTTACTTAATATATCGTTAAGCTCGTGTATATCCCTAAATAACATAACGCCGTCAAGTTCGTTCGCTATCCCTACGTTCCTACTGATAACTTGTTTTCCACAAGCTAGAGCTTCAATCAGCGGTAAACACTGTCCTTCGTATCGTGACGGGCATATATAATAGTCAATGTCCCTTAACACTTCAGCTACGCCATCTAATCTGACCAGACCACGATAATCTATTTCAATTAGTTTCTGGTGTTCTTCTACCCAATCCCGCCAGCCACTTCCAACGATTGTAAGTTTTAAATATTCGCGGGGGATTGTTGTCGAATGAATAAACTTACTAAGTAGCACTTCCCCCTTACGTTTACTCGGGTAAGATTTTGCTATAATCCCGAGACGTATTTTCGGTTTAAATATTTCAGTCTCAACGCCCAATGGGGCTATAGTGATATTCTTAATACCCTCTGAGGTTAGGTAGTCCTTATACCTTTGTGAAAGAACAACTGCGTGTGTAACATTTTTAGCTGCCGCTAAAAAACTCTTTGCCTTTTGGGAATCAAATTCTTCAACGTGTGTAAACAGTGCAACGCTGGGAATTGGTATTGTTTTCGTCCGTGAATAGAAACTATAATAAACTAGATCAAACTTTTTAAAGTGTATTGAAGCATGGTTAGTAGTAAATTGAACTTTTATATCCTTGGGAAGTCGTGAACACATCTTCTGTGCCCATACGTTTATCCCTGACGATTGTTTCCCAACCAGAACCACGTTGATCCGCATTATCTTACCAACACGCAGTATTTACACATCCCAGGTGATCCTTTCTTACCCAGCTTAAGTGCTTGCATAGCGCATACGTGCTTATCAGAGTTCCATATATCAATAAGCTTACTGTTAGTAACGTTCCCAAACACTATCTCTGATTTGAAGTCCTGACAGCACAATAGGACTTCACCTTCCCAGTTTATTACAGCTTGCCTTGAGGGACGGTTACAAAAGCTTTTATCGCCATTGATTTTATTAATAACGTTACGGCGTGCTACCTTATCAATCTCTGTATGCTCTCTATACCGCACTGACTTGAATTTATCCGCAAGTTCCTTGAGCGCTGTCTTGGGTGTATTGTCGTAGTTCGTAATTAGCATATCCTTTAACCCAGCACCCTCTAAATCAGCGCAGATTTTTTTTGTTACGAAATCCCCGTTAGTTGATATTCTCGGGATACACTTGGGAACTTTCTCACTTACGTACCTAACAAATTTAATGATACGCTCGTCCATTAGCGGTTCCCCGAACCAGTATAGACTTATACGCCCAGCAAAGTTCCGATCACTTAATTCATCAACTATCTTCTCAAAGAGCGATGTCTTCATAATACCCTGCTCGCGGGTATCGTGCCCATAATAACAATCAACACACTTCCTATTACAATAACCATAGGTCTCTATATTTATTGAAGTAAACATTATTCACACGGGTAATAGTTCTATGCCGAACTCCTTATAATTACGCATACGCTGTTCATGCCGTAATTGACTAATTCCGATACTCTCGGCTGTTCTTAGTTTCTTAACCATAACCTCTGTTGTATACCAAAACTTGAACCCAGCCCTGTAAGCCTCAAAGAAAAATGCTTCGTATTGGTCGGTAGCTAAGTTACCTTCACGGTACTTAATCTTATCAGTCACGGATTTACGATATGCAACGGTCGGATGGAATAGCGACGGTTTCTCTTTGTCGGTGAATATGCGTGGGTAATGTACTTGTACCTGCTCATCAAGTGAATTGATTTCTACACACGCTGAGGAGTATATATCTATCTCCTTACGCTTCCTCAAAAAGTGATAAGCATCGTGAGCACGTGATATGTGGTTAACGTCACCACTGTCACATACTAATATAATCTCAGATTGTGAAAGAGCATTGCCAAGGTTCCTACAGTAAGCCGCGCCTTTTCGTGCTTCAAGACTTACGCACCTAACATACTTATACTTCTTCGTGTAGAACCTTATCAAATCTTGACTGTCGTCATCTGAACAATCGTCAATAACAATAACCTCAATACCACGTAACGTCTGCTTTACTATCGAGTCCATTGTCTGTGCTAAGAACGCGACATTATTATACGTTGGAAGTATCAACGAGACTTTTGTCATTTTTCTCCTTTAGCGCTTTATCAATTCTGTCGTGCATTATTGAAGCGTAACCGTATTTACTACATAAAATCCTATAATGAGCTACGCAATCGTCTACCTTGTGATTGATCGGTTTGTTGAGGTTCTCACGTATATACGCAATAATGCTCCTCTTCATCTTATCCCACGTTGCTTCGTGAGGAACGTCCTCGATATGGTCACAATACTTAAGATTATACTTACTAAGAACCCTGCGTCCAGCCATTGCGAAGTATATTGGGGTATGTGGGAACCCGTCGTGCTGAGTTAAGCGTATGTGCATTGTACTCATATCAACAGCTTGTTGGATAGGTATAAAACCCATATAACGAATATTCTTATCTTGCACGTCAGCCAAATCCGTTCCAAAGAACATGAAGTCTATATCCGGCATAGAAAAAGCTAGGTCTTTAATAAAGAACTCATTATGCAGAGGATGACCAGGCGAACAGTACGCTGATACAACTGGTTTCTTAGGTAACGGTGTTGCCACTATTTCCTCTGTCAATGGCTGGTAAACTACCTCAGCCTCAATACCTAACTCTCTAAGCTCTTCTTGTAATACCTGGCTATTACAGAACTGTAAGTCTATCTGCGAAAGATAGTTTTTCTTAATGAACTGTAGATTCTCCCAGTTAAACTTGTGTATCATCTGCCATACGTCAGTACCAATCCAGTTGATAACTTTCAAACACCCCGCAGGGAACACCTTCATGTGCTCCTCTGCTGCTTCGGGGAAGAATCCCTGTAATATAACAGCCTTAATATCAAAATCAAACTGCGACGGTAACTGGCATAAGCTACTCCCGTTATGCTTACCTATGAACCGAGCATCAAGAGCCTTTGCACGCTCAATTGACTGGTATGGAGCTGCTAGTGTTGTAACACATAAGTTACGTTTCTTGATATTATTGATGCTCTCAATTTTCTCGATCTTCTCACGCCAAGTGTGTTTAGCTTCACCCGATATAGACATAAAGTTCGGGACTTCCGTCTGGAATATAAAGTCCTTAAGGTAATGTCCTTTAAACCCATAGTCCTTTATAGCTCGTATAAAGAAATCCCAATCTTGGAAATACGGGAGATCTTCCCTAAACCCACCGACTTTAAAGAACACGTTTCTCTTCATTGGTGACATACTCGAGATATAATTCATTGACTCAATCAAGTATGGTTCAAATGGACGTGATGGATAAACGCTCAACGTACTGTGGTTGAACCTGTAGCCACTATACACAAAGTCAGTATCGTGCTGGTTGAACCTGTCATTAATAAGTGTCAGCATCCCTGGGAATAAAGAACAGTCAACGTCAAAGAAGAATAGTATTTCTCCTTTAGACTGCTCTGCCCCAAAGTTCCTAGCTTTAGGTGCACCGGATTGATGACCGAGAGAATATACGCTTATACATTTGTCATTGACTGGTAATTTACATTCAAAACCATCCGCAACAACGACCACTTCGTAATCTTTGAAATCCTGGTCTAGGATCGAAAGCAGGGCACGCTTTAAGTACCTACTGTCTTTCTTTGCTGTCGGTATTATTATTGAGAAACGCATCCATATCTCCTTTGATTAATACTCCTAATAACTCAGTTGCTAATTTATCAGCCCTATGCTGAAACTCTGGTATAGTTCCGTTTATAACCAACTCCGTTATCCACCACCAGAATTTAAGTTTTACTCTCATAATCTTTACAACTCAACATCGGTATTAAGAACACGAATACACCTAGTAACGTTTCCTCAGCCCGTGCTGATGGCATTGGGTTCCATACACCGAGTAGTATATATGCAGCTATCAATACTCCGACTTGCATAAAAACCAGAAGATAATTACCATGAAGATGATTAACAAAGCTCGAAAAGTAACCGTTACAAGCACCGAATAATCCACGTCTTGCCACCTTTGCCATTAACGTATCCGCACCGTACCCCATCGAAAGCGTAAGGCACATAAACGGAAGTTGCATAATGTACCGTAAATCCCTAGAGAAACCAAAACATGATAAACAACATATAGCAGGAGCTAAGAACCGCCGTAACCACTTCATCTCCATACCACCCCATGCGTAGAGCGTGGCGCATATAACTACAACCAAAAGTTTAGCACACACCTTAAGCTGTTGCTTTTTTTCTGGATTCATTTAGTAAGCCCTAAGCCATGAACGACTTTTAATATAGCAGCGATAACTTTATCGTCAGCTTGCGTTGGTGTCATCTTTGCTATAATACTTGCTCCACCAAGGAGCATTAGAATAGCACTAACAATCTGTGCCCAATCAACTGCCATTAACCTCTGTATGATTCCTAAACTTTCTTCCATAAATCTCCTATTCTTTTGATACTGCTGCGCCCATATTTATAAGACTCGCATTTACTGATGGGAATATCTTAAGAGGGTTATCACGTCGTATCTTATACACGTCCTTCTTCTCACCAACTCCTACACCCTCAGTGTGTTCGTTCGTAACTTCAAATGCGCTGGGTATCTTACCATTCATCGTTATACTCTTCCCGTCAGGGAACGTAGTTGTGAATGGAGCGCTAGCACAACCGGCTAGTAATAACATACTAAGTAATACCGTTAGTTTTTCCATAATCCTCCACAATGTCATGTTGTAAGATAATATGGTTTAAGTAATCCCTGAACGATTTAAGCCGTTCAACATCTGGCATACTCTTTGGTAATTTGCCATCGTGCGCCTTTGCCAATTCAAACAAGTAATCACCGTTGCTCATTAACTGCCCCCAAAGAACCATACCTTTATATGCGCTGATACAATAGCAAACCAAATAACGAACTGCCACTTTTCTTGCCGTTGACGAAACCCTGTGTTGATTAGAACGTTCTCTCTAAACTTACTTGATTCTTTTACATGTTCGTGCATATCTTTCATATCACGTTCAAGTAAATCACTTATGTGACAAACCTTCCCTTTTATTTCTGTTATTTCAACAAGCAGTTTGTCATGTGATGAACATTTGTCTGGCATAATTACCTCGCTTCAAATTCTGCTATTTTTATATCATTTTTATACACCCAAGAAAACGGTTTCACGTTCTTGTACTTTGAGTGTAAATACCAGCCTTGAAATTCATCGAGTAACATAAACCCTGCTACCCCTGCTATGATGCTACAGATAAGAGCAATGTAGAGATAGTGTTGTAGGCGTATCTTCACTTTACCTCGCTGCAAGTTCTGACTTTAGTTTCTCTATTTCAGCAATCAGTTCTGCATTGATTTCTGTCTGTGTTTTTGGTGCTATGTACTTTACCTTTTCTTCATAAAACTTTGCTTCACTGATTACCTTACCGTCTTTATCACATGGTATCCACTTCTCACCATCACGGGCAAGGAATGGCGTGTCAACCCTACTTGCGAAATCAGCTTTGTCTGCTAACAGACACGTTGGTTCAGGGCCGGGGTCGATAGCAGTAAACCCTACTGTTGCGATACAAAGTATTAAACCTATCATAATTATTTGTTTCATGTTATTTCCTTTCTATCGAAGCATGAGTGAATCCAGTTGTAATCCCAGTCAGAGCCACTTCCCCTATAATTCTAAGTTCGTAAGTAGTATCAACTGCTGGCGTAACTTTTAAGTATGCATCATTAACTGACGTAGCGTGTGAAGCACTGCTAGTTGTTAAAGCATACCCTTTGTCTCCTATGAACGTACTATTAGTTATATCGTACCATTGATGCTGACTATAGCCAGTAACACCTGAATACGACCACCTGACTTGTGAATGAAACTCATACGTATATCCTGCTTTTACCGTAACCTGATTCGCACCGGAGTCAAAAGTAATCCCAAAAGCTGCGTCACCCATTACGCCATCAAACGCAACTTGGTCTCCCGCGTCAAGGTTAGCACTTTGGTTTGTTGATAATGTAAGAGCTAAAGAATTATTACTATTTGGTGCGAATATAACACCGTAGATAGTTAAATCACCATTAGCTGATAAATCACCATTGACTTCTAGTTTAGCGGAGGGTGATGTAGTTCCGATGCCAACGTTGCCCGTAGAACCTTCAACAAACAACGCATTTTCTGAATTATCGGATTCAACACGAAAGTCAATATCGTTAGACGCATCATTGAAAGTAATTGCATCTTGTGTGTCATCCTCAACCAATTCTATGAACTCAAGATTACCAACTGTGGTTGTTATCCTATCGTTTTGAAACTGGAAATTTGTAGTTATATCTCCAATATGTTTGATAAATTCATCGACTTCAACACTTCCGTTTAATTCAGAAGTCCCGACTACATCAAGTACATTGCTAGGCGTAGCCGTTCCTATACCCACCCTATCAGCATCGCTATCAACGTACAACGTCCCACCGTCTACGGTCACATCACCATCAACTGTCAAGACATTACCTAGACTTAAATCTCTTCCGATGTCCTTTGTTGTTAGTATACTCCCATCATCCGAGAATTCACCGCCACCACTTCCACTTGACGTATCCCCTAACTCAGCAAAACAAGGAGACGCTAATAATAATATCCCCAAAATTAACCCTGTGTATTTCAATCTCATTATTCCTCCTCCAATATCCATCGTGCTTTTATACCAACAAATTTAGCTGCACTACCTTTATTTACAAGACATCCATAATATGCCGTGTTTCCTTTGAGTATCCACGTATCAGAAGCATTTGCTCCAACCGAAAAACTCTTTTGTCCCGCAGGCAAAACCTCTCCATGCAATTGCGTAGTCCAACTAACCAATGTGGGGTTCGTTAATAACGTGACATGCGAAGTTTTGCTGACAGCTCTGTTCTTATTTAAAGCCGTAAACGATGTTCCACCAGTCACTACGGCATCTTCAAATAAGTAAGCAACTGAGTCTCCACTCACAGAACCCGTAAATACTATGTGCGCGTTATATCCATCTGAAATTGACATATAAAACCCGAGTGTTGCATCATCAGCTAATGCTTCGTTAAGACCATACGCTTGCCACATATTACCTTCGTGCAATTCTTTATCGTCATGGGTGGATATTAAGACACCGCTTGTGGACGCATCAATAACGGCTCTGTTGCCATCAAAATCGACAATCCCAACAGAAGCCCTCCCTTGACTCGTGCTACCAATCCCAGCGAACGCAGTTCCCGTGAATAAAAACAGTAAGACTATAGTAAGTAATGCCTTTTTCATACAGCCCCCTAGTTAGTTTTCTTACGCCAAGACATTATCGCCATTGCAGCAGGTTGGGCTGTGTACGTACACTTACCTTGAACCTGTACCCATGGCATACCCTCGATATTAAACGAAAGCATCATACGCTGATCTGCGTCATCAACAAACTCAATTGTGTCTTGATCTACATAAACAATAGACGTAGACGTTGCTGTGTCTTTGTACGGCATTGAGTATTCAAATAAATGACCACGTGAAGTCTTTCCAACGATTCGTATATTAGTATCTGTCCCGTCACAAATCGAAAGATTAACCGCAAGCCCGATACTATCCCAACCCTGTGTTGATATTTCACTACCGAGATCAACCCACGTAGCTGAACCAGAACCAGTTAAGTAAGTTACCGCACATAAGGCAGTAGCCTTATCTGCGCTAGCATGAGCTATCCCACATAAAAACAGTAAACATACCAATGTTAATAAAAGCTTCTTCATGTTACGACCCTCCTAATTTCTTTGCCTATATGACCAACATTTATATCTGTATCAACGTATATTTCAAATCCCTTACTTCGGGCAACCTTACAAAAGTTAACGTCTTCCCCTATGCCAGCTTCATAAAAAAACCACGGACTTCCTATAGCATCTAGGACTTTCCGCTTAACATAAAATAAACCACTCCCGACTGCATCGACTTTAACGAGTCCTTTATTTGGTTCTAGTCGTATCTTTAAAAACTCGTCGATATTCTTATCGTATGTAAATACATTCTGTGTTCCACTTGCATGATTAAGGTAAAGAACACCACATATATCTTTATCATTCTTAATCATCTTCTCGAGTATGTCGCCAGGAAACGTCATATCAGCATCAACGAAAAATATACCGTCGAAATCGGTATTGTACGCTTCACTTATGATATGGTTCCTCGCGTCATGGATAATTGTGCATCCGATAGCAGGGGCGAAATGTAACTGCCGCCTCTGTGAATAAAACAATAAGTCGATAACATTAAACATTGTTAATGCTTCGACCTTATCTAACACCGGCATCCCTATAACTATATTCATAATATCCTTAATTAAGGGTGAGGGATGACTGAACATCCCCCACCTCATTTAATTATTATGTGATAGAAGTAGAAAGTAAAATAACGCCAGCAGATTTGTTTGTAACCTTAGCTGCCATAGTCATTTTCCACCCACAAGTTTGCTTTTGAGACACAGGATCCGAAGTTCCACCAGTTTCAGGACCTTTGATGTAAATCTTAAATCCACGAGACTGACCAGACTTTGGAATCTCTGATACAGAATACGCACCACGACCACAAATGATCGTTCCGTGCATATACCCAGAAGCGCTATCAAGTGTATCACCACTTAATAGGAAACTAGGTGATTCTGTTGAAATCATGAACTTTACACCAGCTAAAATACCAGTTGCATAACTACGAGCAGGTGAAGGATCAGTATATTTCAACCAACCTTTAAACCCAGCCGAGTTAATAAGCTGATATTCTGAATCTGGATGTAAGAACCCATGCCAATAGCCATCAGCCATTGGTTTTGCGTTGTTACCCTTAAGGATACTAACGCCATGCAGAATCGTTCTGTAAGACATAGCACACTTCGTCTGCGAAATAACCGTAGCAGAAGTAGCAATCTTAGTCTTATTCATAAACATATTAAACGATGTGCCGTCATCAGAACCAGTGTAAATACGTGCAGTAATACTAGAACTACCTAAAGTTCCACCATGATTTACACGCAATGAACTACGCAATGCAACGTCAGCTACGCGGAATCCAATAACGTCAGTGATGTATCCATCAACCGTCTTCGCAGCTTCTTCCGTGTGCAGATCAACTTGTGCTGCCACAATCGGAGAGCGTGAAGTAAGGTCAACGAGTTCATCAACCATCGAATAAGAACCACGTTGGATGAGTGTTGCAGTTACACGAGCTGTCGAAAGACCAACCTGTGTAGGCGCAGTAAGTTCAGTTAAATTAGTCTTGATCCGAGTAAGATTCGTCCAACGATAGAAATCAATCGTTTTCCCAGTACCAGCAGGGAGAGGACGTTTCTCAGCTGAATCATAAAAATGCAGCTGTGGGACTAACCGTTCTAACGCGCGCTTCGTGTAATATGTGTTAAACAAAGCAGTTAGACCAGTGTCACCTGTGTCTTGCATAACGCCCATACCAAAGATACAAAGCGATTGCAACCACTGTTTCACTAAAAAATTAAACATTTTAAAACTCCTTATTACAAGCCCATATCCTACTTTAGTCCGTGCTTCTTCGCAAATTCCTCAGCGCTTAGAATATCGTCTGACTTGGAGCTGCTTTTCTGAGTGGATTTAGCTTTAGTAGTCGTTACAGGTTTAGGACGTACAGGCTTTGTTGTCGTTTGTTTTTGCTGTTTTACGCCCCTGTAAATCTGTAATGCAGCTTCAGCTTTCTGTCTCGGTGGTAAATCCTTAAGTTTCACAGATTGGTTACCGTAATTGAAATATTTGTTACGGTCTGGTCCCTCAACAACGTAGAGTAAATCGTCATACATTTTCTCCGTGAAATCTTTCTGTCCTCTAATATAATCAATCGCCTGTTGTTGCTGGACTTCAAGTAAAACACGTTGGTATGGTTTAACTGCGTTGTCAATGACCTTATTGAGAGTCTCCTGAGGTTTCTCCGCGAACTCCGTCAAGAACTCTTTAACGTCAGCCGTAATTTTCGGTCCTTCATCTGCTCCTTCCGAATCCTCTTCCCGAGAACGTATATAAGTCTTAAGCTGCCTCACTTCATTTTCAAGGTTCTCGTACTTCTGTTGATAATCAACTTCAGAAGTCTCGTCGCTTTCCTGGGTTTCCTCAGTGGTTTCAGTAGCCTCTTCAGATACCTCTTCTTGCGGTGCTTCTGTTTCAGTAACAGTTTCCTCGGCAGGCTGAGCTTCTTGAGTTTGTGGCTCCTCAACTGGGGTTACTGTTTGTTTTTCTTCAGACATTTTTGAATCTCCTTTCATGTGTTACCAACCATTCTGGTAGTGGGATATTAAACTCCCGATATATACCAGCCTTAACCATCAAGGCTTTATTTAAGTCCCGTCCACCAACATACTGCTCGAAAGTACATTTCGAGGACAATGGTTTAGGGTAAACTCCAAACTTAAACCCTTCTCGACCAGCTTCATAAAAGAACGCGTCATACTGATCGGTCTCTAAAGATGTTGTACGGTATTTGATTTTTCCTGTTACTTGTTTCTTGTACGCGACTCCTGGATGCTCGAAACCAAGTTTCTCACCAGGCTGCGCTGTATACAAACGTGGGATTGTGAACGCTCTTCCTGCAAGCGCATCTGTGCCACTACACATAATGTCAATATCAGTATTATTCTCAAAATACTCAACCGTCTCTAATACTTTAGTCGGATATAATACATCTCCACAATCAACTACACAAATTATTGGTGCTCCAGCCTGCGCGTTACCGACGTTCCTAGCATTACCCGCACCACTACGATGAGGTAAATTGATAATAATAAACCTGCTATCGTCAATTTCTTCCAATATGTTCTTCGTGGGGTCAGATGAACCATCATTAACAATCACCACCTCGAAGTTATCTTCCTGCTGTTCAAATATAGAATCAAGGGTTTGATTTAACACAAACCCCCCGTTCCACGTGGGCAAAACAAGAGTTACTTTAGGTCCCAATATCATCCTTAAGCTCGTCAATCCGTTTAATCTCGTTGCGTGAACTTATCTTCTTATCCGTTAAATCATCAATCGTCCGTAACGCACCAATGTTAATCCATGTTTCTCTGTCGTTATTAGAGTGCGCTATCTTGTGTATAACCTTTTCTCTTTGCTTGTTTAAATATTCACCTAACTTCGTTCCAGTTAAAAGTCTGTAATGCTCAACGCAATTATCATAAAAATCTTGCTCTTCTCTGTCCAGTTCGGTCACAAAGCCCTCCGTAATCTTCGTCCATTTGCTGGTAAGGAACGGTATGATCTTCCAGATTTGGACTCACCACCGAGTCTCTTACCAAAGGGTTTCTTATATTTCTTCTTAGA